TCAACAGAAGTTTCTGTTACAGATGTTGAGCTTGTTACAGCACTATAAGTAGAGTTGTCATCAGATTCTTCAAGAATGAAATCAAACTTGACAGTACTACCTAATGTATCTCCCTCTATACCTGTATTAACAATAACCATTGCAGATTCAAACCCTTGTAGGTCTACTCCTGTACCATTAGCATCAGCAGTCACAACTGCAGGAACTGTTCCTACTACGGCAACTACGTTGTTAGATAAATCTCTCATAATTGTCTCCTGTTATGAACTAATGTTCTGTAGTCTAATTGCTTCGGCAAGAACTACTGTTCCACCGACCCTTCTACGAGCAACATATCTGATGTTACCTGATGTAGCTTGTGAGTATGGGTCTCTCATTACTGAAAGATTTACTCTGTCCACGATTGTATATGCTTTAGAGAAGTCTCCGAAAGCAATCGGTTTAGCACTACCACCTATGTTAGGCATATCTGTAGCTAATGTATATGGATGACCTGCTATTGTAGAAGGTGCTCCATTTACAAGGTTTAAACCAACGTGGAATATTTTTTGACCTTCACCGTCTTCTAGTTGTAGAAGTTTAGCAAAAGTTGTTCTGTTCATTACGAAACGAGCATTACCAAGATAGTCAGATTTGATAGCATATACCAAGTCTAAAATACCATTAGCTGTAAGTGCTGTACCACTACCTGAATTGGTAGAAGCGACACCTGCTGTTGCATCAGTAAATCCTAAAGGTTTACCAACACCATTTCCTGAAACAAAAGAAGTACCTTCAAGTTTTGCAAATTGTTCTGCAAATTCAGTCCCCATTTCGGATTCTAAATTGAAAGCAGAATCTTCAAGCATAGCTTGTGAGATATCAACTAGACCATACATTTCATGAGCATCAATTGACATCATGCCTGTAGTATATCCTGTGGTCTCTGAACGAGTAGAAGTCTCAGCAACAAATGATGCTGAAAACTGTCCTGTTCTTTTTGGAATCTCAATTCCTCTTTTATCTGTTTGTCTTACTCGTGCAATAGAACGAATTGGCGAAATTTCTGTTACAGATTTAATAAGGTCTGCTACATACTCAGTCGGTGCATAAAAACCACCTAATGTATCATCTGATTCATAAAGTGCTTTTCTTTCCATTTCATCTACTTCACCTTTTCTTAACCATTCACCGAATGCTTTTGTTTGTAAATCTACATCTTTAGATGCAGAAGCATTTGGTCTAGCTAAGACTGTTTCAAGACTTTCTATCTTTGCTGTCGCTTCTTCAAGATTTTTTTGTTGAATTTCATGTGCTTGTTTGACTTCTGCTAGTTCAGCAATGTCATTTGACATTTTATCAACTTTATCTTGTAGTAGTGGGTCAGCATGTCCTTTTTTTTCAATTTCATCTAAACGAGTTTTGTTTTCTGATTTGAAAGTTTCAAATTTAGAACCCAACTCATCTAAGACTGTTTTGACTTCTTCTGACATAATTGTCCTCTTAGTTAAAGTTTATTGATTAACTGCTTAATACTATCAACCACTTCAAGTGAATCTTCACTTTGATATGATTTATAAAGTATGTTTGCAGTTTGCTTCGCTACAGTAGTAGACATCACACCAACATCTCGCAAGTATGCTTCTATTTCTCTAGCATCCATTTCTGCTAATTTAACTTTCGTTACTTTTGCTTTTGGATTCATTGGGAATGTAACCATTGAGACTTCCATTAGGTCTACTTCTTTGATTACTCTACGCTTGTTTTTATCATCGTACTTATAGCCATCAGGTTGAAGTCTATAGCCGATTGACATGGAATCTAATGCTCCCATTTTCATTAATTCAAATACTTCTCTACCTTTTTGAGTACCCATAGCTAAACGACCACTAATCTTTAGTCCACGTTTATCTTCTTCTAGGGAATCAATAACACCGATAGGTTCATCGGTTTTGTGTTGGTAAAGTAATTTAATACTACTTGCTTTTCTTCCTGTTATGGATTTAGTGAATGCACCTTGTCGGATTACATCGTTGCCTAAGTCTTTATTGTTGAATACTGAAGCATAGCCTTCAAACGAGCCATCATCTTCTGTTTCCATTTCTTTGTATTCACATTCTAAATCAAGAATGTTTTGTTCAACTTCCATGTTGTCCTCTTGGTCAATAGCCATAACTCGAAATCCCTGTCAAGTGTATTGTGGTTATTGTAACAACAAACTACTTATAATAACAATAAAAAAAGAGCAGAACTAAGTCTGCTCCCTTTTATATTATTTGATATTTCTATATGTCTAAAAGAACATAAGTTCCTTCGTAACGACATTCCCATTGTTTGTTATATTTTTTAGCCCATACTTTAAGCTCATCTTTGATATCAACAATTCTTTCATTTGAATAAACGAAACAATTCATGTTTCCCATTTCATCTGATATATCTATAACATCTTCACCATCGTAGTTATAAGTTCTTACACTCGGTTTGATATGATTAGTAACATCTTCACCATTCCAATCATATTCTGTTGATGGTAATGTTTTTATCATATTTTTTAAGTTTGTCATAATTTTTCTCCTAGTTAATTTATACTTACAGTATACTAAAAGTATATAGTAGAGTAAAGGTTTTTTTATATAGATTTTGGTTTGATTGTGAAAGGATTTTTATAATTATACTTCTTGGCTAATAAGTCATGGGCATATAGTGATGCTTGGGCATTAGTAAGCCCTTTATCCATGCCTTCTGTATAGAAGTTTTCGTAATCTTGACCTTTGGATTTACCTTCTTCTTTTTTAGTCAATAATATCTCCTTCATCATAGTATATTATGAAACACCTACAGTTTATAGTGTTAGATGCACCACCTTGTGGGTCTCCTGCATATTGCAGTTCTTTTTCAGCTACACCACCACCTGATATCGGTGTCATTATTTTAAATGGTTTATCGATACCTACTCTTTGTCCATTGACATCTTTATGCCATTGTCTTGCTCGTTCATCCATAGCAGATGCCCATTCTTTAAGTGGTCTTGTCAGTCCTAATCTTTTAGCAACTTCTTGACTTCCATAATTCATTGCTTGATGTGTTTCTGTCCTTGCTATCATAGTTGCTCTGTATGGAGCAAAAGCAGTCGATTTTCGTATGTTTTTAGATATCTGTGGGTTTGACAACCCTGTTTCAACACCTAGTGAAATTTCAGCTTGTATCTTTTTACGAGTAGTTTCTGTAATGTTTCTTACATTTTGTGCTGTTTTAGTTCCTATGTAATCAACAATGACAGGGTCAATTTCATCTGACTTTTTAGATATTCTATTTCTGTATAACCTATTTCCCATTGTGATAATGACTTCTCTTGCACTAGCACTAAGAATAGTAAGCATATCGTTGTAGTAATCATCATAGTATTCGTTAGGAACTTCTCCTATGTCATCAAATAGGCTCTCAGCTAAATCACCATAATCTTTGAAGTGCTTTCTTATTTTTCTCCTGACATTGTTGCTCAGAGTAATAAATAATCTTAGTTGCTCTTTGTATTCTTTTCTTTTGTTAATCCTTACTTTTGCCATTTATCAATCTCAATGTTTCTTCAAGTAATTCTTGTTGTGTTCCAAATTTCTCACTAAACCATAATGGATTCAAGTGATATGATTCTTTGCTTGTTCTGTGATGATGTGGACATAATGGTATGACATTAAAATGATTCCTCTTTGCTCCAAATCTTTTTATATGATGTATCTCAGCAGGTGTATCATAATACCCTAGCTTCTTACATGCGATACAACCTAAATCTGCTACTTTCTGTAAAAACTCCTTTTCAGTTTTATTCATTATATAGGATTTAAGTATAACAGAAATGCCACCTAGAATTATCTTTAGTCTTTGCTAGATAAAGGATGGTCTTTTGGTAATAAGTCCAAATCAAACTTGCCACCTGAAAATCTACCTGTTCTAACAGCAGTTAAGAAAGCATTAACACGAGCCATAGCCCATTGGTCTTCAGAATTGACTGATGGTCTAACAGACTGTGGATTAGTACGATATGCACCAATACCTCGTTTGAAAACTCTTGCTAACATTCCAACAGTAACCTTTTTACCTTTTTTGTCTCCATGTTTATCGTTGTGGTCTTTGACTTTGTTTTCTAAACCTTTAAGTGCCGAGCCTGTAACACCTGCAACTTTCGTTTCCATATCATCGAAAGACTTATCTTGCTCTCTCATGATTTGATTTCTTTTTGTCTTTGCCCAACTAAACCCTGCATCACCACCCCACAAAGCCCATGCTATTCTTCCTGCTGATGGGTAGCCATCTTCTCCTCTGTCAAATCCTTCTGCTTGTTTGTCTACTTCGTGTCTTGAAAAGAATGAGAACATTCTGAGAACTGTGTTTGGAGATAATCTAGTTTTGTTAACAATATCTCTTGCTCTCGATACACCTACTGCTGTACCACCTCTGTTAAATTCTTTTCTCCAATCCAATCCTCGTTGTGCTTCTGTAACCATTGCATCTGATGGTGTTAAGTTTAAATCAGCTACTGCTTTTTCTTCATCTACAAGCCTGTTGTACTCTGCATGAGTTTTGCATGGCATATAAATTGTTTTACCATCTTCTTGATGTGAGTGTGTGCCTACACATCCAATTTCCTCTGCTCGGTCAATTGCTTCTTCTTCTGTAGTGAATACATCCTTAGATGTTTCTGCTTTGATTCCATAGACTTCTTCATAGGACTTTTCTGCTTCATCAACCTCTACAGGTTTAGCACTATCTTCAGGTGATGTTTCTGTCTCACCGATTGGGAATAAGTTAGATGGAATGTATAAATCATCACCACCTGATACTTCTTCTAGTCCTAATCTTTCTCTTGCTTCGTTACGAGTAATGATACCTGCATTGACACCCTGTGTAACATTGTCATAGATTTGTCTTCTTTTCTCTGCCATTGCAGGAATAGAATCTAAATCATATTTGATTGATATATCTTCACTATAAAGTGGTGCTAGATATTCGTTTAAGTCTGATTCAACTCTGCTCAGTAAAGGTAGAATTGTTTCTTCATAGAGTGCTAGTTTAGCTGTCTCCATGTTTGAGTATGTTTGACTATCAGGTATTCCGATAAGTTGTGCAGGTACACCAAAACATAATGCAATCTCTCTTGCTGATAAGTTAAGTAATTCTAAGAAGTCCATGTCCTTTGGATTTAAGCCTAATTGCTGATATGAGAAGTTTCCTTCTAGTAACATCGGTCTTCCTGAGTTATGTGTTCCTTGAAACCTAAACTCTAAATCTTCTAGCAATCTAGCTCGTTGGTCATCTGTCAATTGGGTAGACATCCCTGTCTCATCTGTGGGTTCAAATTTAAGCATACCACTAGGAGTACACCCATTTTTAAGAAGTGCCACATTGTGCATCCCTGCAAGGTTGTGTTGGTCAATGTTGTAAGCACTAGCACCGATTGGTGATAGTCCATAAAAATCATCTAGTGGAGACCACAGCTTAATCTGTTTGATTTGTCCACTACCTGTCTTTGGGTCTACAGGATAGTTATTTCTAACGATGCCGTCTATAACATAGTCATAGCTTGTTGGTATAATAGATTCACCTGCTTTGATTTGTATTCTGTCAGGTCTTAATAAATATAATTCTCTAGGTGGTGTAAATGATTCTGTGTCTCTTAGGATGTAAGAGTTACCTGATATTAATAAATAAGAATATAGTGATGCAAAGTATTCTACACCTGATTGCAATGGGTTAGGTCTATCTAGTAATGATATGAGTTCATGGTTGTCTAATTTTGTATCACCACTATAGACACATATCTTTACTGCTGATGCAGAGTTAGAGATAAGCTGTACACATCTATGCACAATTGCATTTTCTTGGTAGCCATCTTTGGCATAGTCTTTATATCTTCTGTTAGTCTTGGATGAGTAAGCATCAAGTTTGTTAAACATAACTTTAGGTGCTTCTTTTCTTTGTCTTGGCTTTTCTTCTGTCTTAAAAAATCTATCAAATAATCCCATGTTTAACTTATCCTAAAAATTGCTTTACCTGAACTTTGCAGACTTGTTATAGCCCATACCAAAGCATCCACCCTGTCATCATGAGATTTTACATTATTTCCTGTGAATTGACACATCTGTTCTTCTAAATCCTTGAAATAGCCGACATGGTGTATTCTGTTTTGTTCGTACAATGCTGAGATTGGTTCTGCTCTAACTTGCTTTCCTCTTGTAGCACGAACACTTGTGTAAGGAACTGTGCTGTCTTGTGTTCGTAAAAGTCGTTCAATTAAATCTCCACCATTATTAACCTCTGCTACAATCCTATCACATTCATATCGATTGTATAACTCTATTGCTTTTTTCACCCAAACATCAGGAGAGGTTACTTGTGATGCATCTTGTAAAATATAAAAGTGATTATCCTTATCTCTACCTGCAACAATGATACCTGTCTCATCTGAGTTCTGTGTTGATGTTACAGCAGGGTCTACTGCTACAACAATTCTTTCAAGCTCAGGTGCTTCTCTTACTCTTGCATCTTCAATTAATCCTGAATTAAATAAAGCTCCTTCCACGTCTTCAAGGATTTCTGCATATAATTCCTGACGTCCAATCCTTGTGCCTTCATATCTTTCTTTTAGCATAGCAACTGCTGATGGTGCTAAATTTTCAATGTTATCAAAGGTGCTTCCTCTGATAAGTTGTGTGTCACTTCTTGTTGCAAGTTCTTTGATTAATTTTGTAGGTCTTGGTGTTGTTGTGATGATGCACTTAGGATTCTGTCCTAGCCTCAATGCCATCATAAGGTTATCAAAAGTCTCCATGTCATATCTCCATGATGCAAGTTCATCACACCATGCTCTGTGAAACTGTACTCCACGAAGTCTGTCAGGTTCTATTGCAGGAAATCCAATAATCTTACTACCATTGTAAAATGTTATCTCATTGTCTGACTTGTTATATCCTGTGCCACCTAGTAGGTCTCTGTCGATGATATTCATGAATCCTGAATCACCTGAGAAGATAACTCTCCTCAAATCTCCATAAGTAGGTGCAATCACACCACACATGACACCTCTGTTCATTAAGCAGTATTGTATGATATCGTAAGCCCCTGATAATGTCTTTCCGAATCCTCTACCTGCTAATAGTAAATGTATATTATATTGGTCAGATTCTCGAATAATCTGATTGTCTCTAGCCTTGTGTCGATACCACTCAGTTAATAGAATCGATGCTATCTTTCTCTGATGGTCTAGTGTCTCGAATTTCTGTAATGAGCTTTCTAAATTTATCATCTTGTTCAGTTATGTTTTCCACTTCTATTATGTTAGTTTCTTTCCAACCTGCTTGTGTCTTCAAGAAAAACATCTGAGCAACTAAAGCATCTCTACCAATACCACATGCTGTTTGAAAAAGATTACTAGCAATNTGTGCTATAGCTTTAGCCTTACCTGATTTAAGTTCTTCATGATAATACTTATACATGGTTGGTTTGCTTAGATTGACTACATAACCTATCTGCTCATGGTTCAATCCAAGACCTGAAAGTCTCTCTATTGTATCTGCTGTCTCTTGATTCTTGTCTACTAGTTTTGGCATACACCTTTTTTATACAGTAAAAATAAAAAAAGAGCAATCATTTCTGACTGCTCTCTTTCTTTGTTTGTAAATTTAAAAACTATAGTTTACCCATGCATCATCTTTATTGCATAGGTAGTAACCAAATCCTGAATCTGTATCATAAATTCTGAATAGGCTTAATGGTTTCATACCTAAATCGATTGGATATGTACTATTAAGTCTGTTGTCTGCTTTATAAACAAGAGACTTTTTACCTAATGTTCCATCTTTTTTAAGTCTTGCAAAATGAACATGATAGTTATGTGTGTAACCCAATTTATAAACATTCCAATCTGTTCCATCTGACCTTCTTGCAATGTAATCAATAATTGGTGATTTAGTTCTTACAATTTTTGTTACCTTGAAAAGAACATCTTTTCTTGTTCTTGAGCTTCTACCTAAGAATCCTTTGAAGTTCACTACATCACCAATCATTGGTTTATATTTATCTAAATTTATATCTCTTGTTCTCCAAGAGGTATAATCTACTGTATGTTTTATATCTGTTGTTGTCATATTATGTTTCTCCTATTTTAGTTAATTTATCAATATGCTTCGTAAGTAATTTTACTATTATCTATGTCATGACTTTGTTGCATGTAAAATACAATGCCTTGAACATCATCATGT